GATCGCCTGAAAACGATACGTTTGAGGCGGTGTAATGGCAGAAGCAGTACAAGCCTACTCGATTACAGCCCCAGGCTTCTATGGGCTTAACACCCAAGACTCGTCCTTGGATTTGGCTAGTGGCTTTGCTTTAGTTGCTAACAATTGCGTGATTGACCAATATGGTCGTATCGGGGCTAGAAAAGGTTGGACAAAGGTTAATTCTTCTGTCAATACAGACTTGTCTACCAATGACATTACCTCGATTGGTGAAGTGGTAACTTCTGATGCTACTTCATACACTATTCTTGCTGGAAACAACAAACTACTTAAATTAAGTGGCTCTTCTTTGGTTACTTTGACCTATGGGGGAGGGGGAACTGCCCCGACTATTACTGCAAGCAATTGGCAAATGGTTTCTTTGGCTGGCGCACTCTATTTTTTTCAGTCAGCACATGATCCTCTTGTGTTTGACCCTGCTTTGTCTACAACCACGTTTAGACGCATTAGCGAGTTGACTGGCTATGCAGGTACTGCTCAGTTGGCAAACACGGCTCTAAGTGCCTATGGAAGGCTTTGGACGGCAGATGTATCGTCAGACAAACTAACAGTTCAATGGTCTGATACCAAGTTAGCAAATAAATGGAATACTGGTACTGCGGGAACGCTAGATACCACTACTGTTTGGCCTAGAGGTGGTGATGTAATTGTCGCCTTGGGAGCACATAACGGCTTTTTGTTTATCTTTGGTAAGAACAATATCCTTGTTTATCAGGGTGCGACTACTCCTTCTACGATGTCTTTACAGGATGTCATCACAGGAATTGGTTGTGTGGCTAGGGATTCCTTGGCTTACACGGGTACTGATTTGATTTTCTTGTCATCCACAGGTGTGCGTAGTGCTTTGAGGACTATCCAAGAAAAGTCCATGCCCTTGCGTGACTTGTCTAAGAATGTGCGTAATGACCTAATTACAGCCATTGCTGGTGAGTCTTTGCCTACGATTAAGTCTGTATACAACAGCAAGGAAGCCATTTACTTGTTGACCTTACCAACATTGAAGTCAACCTACTGCTTTGATATGAAGGGTACTTTGCAAGATGGTTCTTCAAGGGTTACAACTTGGGACTCGATTGAACCTAAATCTTTGTTGACCAAACAAGATGGTACTTTGTATCTTGGAAAAGAAGGCTACCTTGCTACCTATTCTGGTTATAACGATGATACCGCCATATATCGTTTTCAATATTTTACAAACCATACTGATCTTGGTACGCCCTCTACTACGTCTATTCTTAAGAAATTAAGGACTGTGGTGATCGGTGGTAGCAATCAGTTTGTAACTTTTAAATGGGGTTACGACTTTACTGGTAATTATTACTCACAGTCTGTTAAAATTCCTATCCAAAACGCCTCATATTATGGTATAGCCGAATATGGAGCAAATGCTACTGTGGTTGCTCAATATTCTGGTGGCGAAGTTTTGCAGACATTGAGTGTTTATCCAACTGGTTCAGGCAAAGTTGTCCAAACTGGTTATGAGGCAGACATAAATACTTTCCCGTTGAGCATCCAAAAGATTGAGATATTTGCCAAAGAAGGCAAGATTTATTAAGGAACTGTTATGTCAGATTACACCAAAGCAACCAATTTCGCCAGTAAGGACAGTCTTTCCTCTGGCAACTCCTTAAAGATTGTTAAGGGTACTGAAATTGATACTGAGTTCAATAGTATTGCTACTGCCATTGCAACTAAAGCAGACTTATCTGGGCCTACCTTTACTGGTACGCCTACATTGCCTACTGGAACAATTGGAGTAACGCAAAGTTCTTCAGATAGTTCTACCAAGTTAGCAACAACTGCTTTTGTACAGGCTGTTTTACAGACTTTGTATCCTGTTGGTTCTATATACACAAATGCTACATCAGCCACTAATCCTGCTACTTTGATTGGTTTTGGTACTTGGACGGCCTTTGGTGCTGGCAAGGTAATGATTGGTTTAGATAGTGGTGATGCGACATTTAGCACAGTAGGCAATACTGGTGGTTCTAAAGACGCTATTGTTGTAAGTCATACCCATACTGCAACTGTTACAGACCCAAGCCACGTTCACGCATCGGTTGCAGGTTTTTACGGCACTTCTTCTGGTGGTTTTGGTTATGGCGTTCAAGGTGGCAATACTAGTTCAGCAACAACTGGAATTACTGTGGCTAACTCGACAACAGGTTCTAGTGGCACAAACGCTAACTTGATGCCTTATGTGGTTGTCTACTGCTGGAAACGCACAGCATGATTACACACCACTTTAGTGATGGACTGTATGCCAAGGAAATGGCATTTAATGCGGGTGAGGCTATCCTAAAACACACCCACAATTACAGCCATCTATCTATTTTGGCAAAGGGTAAAGTTGCTGTTTTGCGTGGTGATGAAATTGACATTATTGATGCGCCAGCGTGTATCGAGATTAAAGAAGGTCTTACTCATGGAGTTAAGGCTATTACAGATTGTGTTTGGTTTTGTATCCATGCTACTGACGAGAAAGACCCGTCTAAAGTGGATGAAGTTTTGATAAAAGGAAAGTAATATGCCTTATATAGTTCCAGCCGCAATTATTGGTGGCGCAAGTTTATTGGGTGGTTATATGCAAGGTAATGCCGCAAAAAGTGCGGCTAATACCTCTGCTAATGCACAACTGCAAGCGGCTCAAATAGCGGCAGATGCGGCTAAATTTCGCCCTGTTGGAATAACTACACGATATGGACAAAGCAATTTCCAACTAGATGCTAATGGAAATTTAATTGGTGCAGGATATAACGTATCTCCTGAATTACAACAATATCAAAATCAATTACAAGGCTTAACTGAGCAACAGTTACAGCAAGGTTTATATGCTCCACAGCAATATGCACCTTTGCAAACTGCGGCGGGTGGATTGTTTAATCTTGGACAAGGATATTTATCACAATCTCCTGAACAAGCGGCTCAGAAATACATACAAAATCAACAGGCTTTACTTGCTCCTGGTCGTGAACAAGCATGGGCTAATTTATCTAATCAATTGTCAAACACAGGTCGTACAGGTCTTTCTGTGGCTCAAGGTGGTGGACTGTTGTCTGCCAACCCTGAAGCGGCGGCTTTGGCTAATGCTCAATCTATGCAAGACCTTCAATTGGCGGCAAATGCTCAACAGGCTGGTCAACAACAAACTGCATTTGGTGCAGGATTGTTTGGTCAGGGTGCTGGATTGCTTGGTCAATACCAGTCTGGTCAGGTTGGCGCATTGTCACCATTCCAAACATCTTTGGGATTGGGTGGAACTATTGAGCAAATGGGTCAGCAAGGTCTTGAGATTGGTAGTGCATTGGGTGGCAAATCTGCTACCGCAGGTGCTAATGTTGGACAGTCTTTGTTGCAAGGTGGGCTAAGTGCCGCCAAGACAGCACAAGCCGCTAATGCTTATAGCCCATTAGGAAGCGCATTACAAGGTGTCGCAACAAATCCATATCTTGCTCAAGGATTGGGTAATTGGATAAGTGGAGGAACTCCTAATTATGGAGGTGCAGGAGGTGGCATAACAAGTTCTGCTATCCAAGCACCTGATATGTATAACCCATACACTACATCAACTGGTGGAACTGGTTATTTACCAATAGGTTACGCAAATCTTTAAGGAGAACCAAATGGCAGATTCAATGGTAGGTGGGTTATTTGGCATAACTCCTGAAGCATATCAAGTACAACAAAATCAACAAGCATTAGGTCGTGCAGTAGACCTAGCACAACTTGACCCTTTTCAATCGGCAAGGGCTAGTTTGATTTATGGTGGTAATCAATTGGCTGGTGGTATTGCTGGTGCATTAGGCGCACAAGACCCTCAATTAAAAAAGATTTCCGCTATTCAAGCAATTGGAAAGCAATTTGACATTACAACACCACAAGGTTTGATGCAAGCGGCTAATGCTATTAAAGATCAATATCCCGATGTTGCTCTTGGATTGAGTCAAAAAGCACAAGAACTTGGACTTTCTGTTGCCAAAACACAAAAAGAACAACTTTCTGCTCAACAAGAAGAGAAATTACGTTCTGAATTAGCAAGTCTTGGCCCTAATGCGACTCAAGCGGATGTGATGAGAACTGTTACCAAATATGGTAGTCCAGACAAGATATTGGCTGTTTTAGAGTCAAGCAATAGAGCCGCAGAACAAAATCAAACACGTTTGGAAATTGCAAAAGGCAATCAAGCAACGCAAATTCAAATTGCAGAACAAAATGCCGCCGCAAGACTTGAGGCCGCAAGGATGAATGGTGCAAATGCACTTCAAATTGCTCAAATGCGTCAAGATTCTGCTTTGCAAATTGCTAATATGCAAAATGAGTTTAAATTGCAAAACCTTGAACTTAAGAGACAGCAACTTGCTAATCAACCTCTTAAGCCAGGCTTACAAAAAGAAGAAGACAACGACTTCAAAGCAATTGATAACCTTAAATCACAGGTTTCTTCTCTTGAGCCTGTTATTCAGACATTGCAGGTCAATCCTCAAACTGGCAGAGCACCACTTGAACTTGGTCCAATCAATAATAAGAAGTATGAATTGGCAAATGCAACTGGTAATTCAACACCAGAAAGTCGTGCTTATGCAGGACTAGAACGAGCAGTACAAAATGCTACTAACCTTAAAACTGATGCCGCTAAAGGTGTTCAGACTGATAAGGACGTATTGCGTTTTGC